CCAAAAGCATCAAACGCATGATCCACACCTAAATTCTTATTAGGTAAACCTGTATTAGGTGCATAAGTTAACGTCCTAAGTGCCTTTATCAATTCTTTACAACGAGGATGTATCAAAGTCCTTCTTTCACCATTAGCGTCAAACAGGGCAGTATTGACAGCAGTGATCTTATCTCTGATCTTCCAGGGGCTTTTAGGACTCATAACAGTAAAACCATTACGTCTTAAGATCGTATGATCTGTTACTCCCACCCCTGATGTCTTTCTTGCACTTCCCGTTGGGTCTGGACAGGCAATAACTCTACGATCAACCCCATACCTCCTAACAACCTCTTCTGCAAAGTCCCATGTGGTAGCACCTCCTGTAAGCATAATCTCATCAAAAACGTAAAGCGTATCGTTATGCTTCACCGCACAGATCCCCGCCATAGGATCTACGTTGAAATCCAAACCAATTAACAAAGGAAGCATATGTAAATCCTCTACACTTTTATCAATATTTTCATCATCAAAGCTAACAGCCACCAATCCAGTTAAATTCTCAAAACTTGCCTCAAATTCCTGCCTAAACGTCCTTTCATCCAACTGCCCTCTAGCAGCTTCAACCTCTTCTTTCGCTACATTACCCCCCTCTATCGTAGTAAAACTCCATCTTTGCCAATCATCCCATTCCCTCTCACCACAAAAACACCACATATCGTAAAACCAACTAGCTGTCCCATCAGGAGTAGAAATAAACAATGCCCAACCCTGTTTATCAGCCAATGCAGGTCTTATAACCTCCGCCCATACATCTCGATCCATAAATGCAGCCTCGTCCAATACAACACCAGCGAGACTTCTACCTCTCAATGCCATCGCATTTTCTGTACCCTTCAACTCAATACTCGATCCATTAATCAAATCCAGTCTCAAATCTGTCTCATTCTTTGCTTTTACCCATGTCCTCGGTGTTAATCTCTTCAACTCCTTCCACGCAATGTCCTTCGCCATCCTGTAAGTAGGAGCACAATAAAAATAAACCTCATTCGGCCTCTCAATAGCTCCTCTCAACAGTTCTATACAACTCAAATAACTCTTTCCAAACCTTCTACCAGCCACCAGCACCCTAAATCTCTTATCACTATTAAATACCTCTCCCTGAGCGTACCTCAAACTTATCTCATTCTTCTTTTCTCCACTCACAACCATGCAATTAACAAAAAATACAACTCATACCCCCTATTTATAGCCTATTAACATACTTTTAAGTTATCATTCACTTAAATACATTAAAAATCCCGTGGTTTCATCTACATTTTCTGCCGATCAACCATTAGAAGAATCTAAACCTAAAAGAAATATTAACTTTCGTGCCCGCACCTCTTGTCAAAACGTACAACTTCGCTCCCAACGCTTATATTCCCGTCAACTTGAAGGTAAAACAACTCGTGCTCTAGTCCTGGAACATTCAAAAATAGAAAACATTTCAGAAGTTACCGCCTGGCAAGATTGGAAAAAAGTTAAACAATGGAATAAAGAAGATTGGGAAAAAGATAGAGAAAATCTTCTTCCTCGCCTTCAAGCTATGAGAATCCGCCTCTTCAATAAAGCAGTTAAAAAAGGACAACTCCAAACAGCAGCACAAATTCTCGACTCCCTCGGCAAAGTTATAGGTGAATCCGTTGAAACAGTTAATATTCAAGCTCCAGAATTGTCTATAAAGGTAGAACCAAAAAATTAATCGGAATATATTTAAGTTCCGTGTATTTCATTACACACAAAAAAATCTGCAACCCTGCCCCGTAGGTAGAGTTACAAATTTAGATTAGATTCTAAGCAGTCTGGAAGCGGCTGTAATAGGTGTTAATCTTTTTTGGATAGAAATAGTTTCAGTTGTTTCTCTCCGT